AGGCCAGGTTGCACCGCAGACCTTCGACAATAGTCAGGGCGCGGCGGAAGCAACTAGCAATCAAAGCCGCTTATTACAGGAATATATTGCGGGGCATAACACTGAGGCCCATCAAGCAGCAGCACGTCGGGCTGCGGGCATGGGAAGTTAATTAAGGAGGTTCGTAATGGCACAGACAGCAACGACGGGGAATCTAGAGAATGCTCAGAATATCATAATAGCTGCTGCTCGTTATACTGAGGAGCATAATGCACCGGCTATGAACTTGATAGAGCAGTTCACCCTACCGAAAGGATCTAAACAGGTAACAGTTCCCAAGGTGGGACAGATGGAAATGAGTGATCTTGTTGATGGTCAGGACATCATTGATGAGGAAGACATTGGCATGACCACTGTTGACCTCACCGCCAATGAGGTGGGGGCAAAAATCATCTTGACTGACAAACTGGTACGCCAGAGTGCAGAGAATGTGTTTAGCATGATCGGACGTCAGCTTGGTGATGGTATGGCCAGGAAGAAGGATACTGATGTAACAGCTCTGTACTCCGGCTTCAGCACTGACATCGGTTCGGCAGGACGTAGCATGAGCCTGGCTAATGTATCCGCAACCGTGGCGTATGCCAAGGGCAAGAAGTTTGGTCCTAACGTGTATATCGTTCAGCATCCATTTGCTGTATGGGACGTTGCTAATACAGCGGTCACAGCTTCTACTACATACCCAGTGCCAGTAGGTTGGTCTGCTGATTTGTTAGGTAACTTCTTCAGTGGGCTACGCCCGATAAACGGTGTGCCTATATTTGAAGATGGAAACATTACCATAGACGGTAGTGATGATGCAGTTGGCGTATGCGCTGACAGGTCGGCCCTGGCTGTTCTCAAGTCTGTTGACATGAACAAAGAGAATGACAGGGACATATCTTTGAGGGCTACTGAGGTAGTGATAACCGCTGACTACGGTGTGTTTGAGTTGGATGACAGCAAAGGTGTGGCTCTTACACTCGACGCCGGTACGCCAGCAACCTCATAATTAGAGGAATAAGATGGCGATGACAACAAAAGACAGACTGGTTATTCGCGCTGAACTGGAACGCCAGGGCTATAGTACGGACTATGTCGATAAAGCACCTCCGAAAATTACGCTATATCGACACAAGGCCCAGCTAAATCCACAAGGTGGCGTGGTGAGTGAGGTGGGTACGGCTGTGCCTGGGTTACCAGGGCAGCCGTCCTACGTGCGAGACAAGGCAAGACAAGGCCTACTTGCATGGCCCCCATCTGACACATGTACTTGCCGGTGGTGCGCGGAGCGTCGGGCGGAAACAGAGCCAAAAGGAACAGGTAAGAGGACAATGGGGCCTCACTTTAAGGTCGAAAGCTAGGCGTAAAGATTGCCGTGCCTAGTGATATATTAACAACGGTGATCGCAGGACTTAGAGCCTGTTAAGGAGATTGAAATGGCATTTCCAACAACGATTTATTTGAGTTATGGGCAAGAGAAGGTAGAGACTTCCGAGCAGAAGCAGAAGCTTGGCACTAGGGCGCAGACTCCTGATGGAAGGGTGTTCTACTATGCCAAGAATAGCTCGGCAGCTATTACGCCCGCCGGGAAAATTTGTGATGGCATTGCAGCAGTAGCAGCACATGACATGGACGTTGCTGCAACAGCAGCCCACTCAGCAGGAGATACGACCATCAGCATTGAGGTTCCGACTACTGACCTTACAAAGAACCAGTATGCCGACGGATATCTGATATGCAACGACGGCCCCGGTCAGGGAGAGGTATACAGAATCAAGTCTCATCCTCTCCACGATGCGTCTGCCGACAACACGGTTATCATCACTCTTGATGAGCCGGATGGCATAAGGACAGCTTTAACGACATCATCGCTGTTTGGTTTGGTGTATCCACCTTACAAAGACGTAAAGATCATTGATGGTGACGGAACCATGACAACCGGGCCATTGGGTGTGAATCCAATCCCTGTCACGGCAAGTTACTACTTCTGGTTGCAGACAGCAGGCGTTTCCTCGGTCTTATCAGGAGCAGCAGTAGCTGTTGTTGGTGACGCTGTAGGCGTTAGCCAGGCATCGGGTGAGTCGGGTGCATTTGACCTATGGGATGTTTCCTCTGAAGAGGACACTGCTCCTATTGGTACAGCAATGACAATCCCTTCCGTAGATACAGACAACCAAGTCGTGATGTTGTCTATACGGAACTAGGAACTGGAATGACATCGGATTTATGGACACCTGCGGGGACTGCCTATAAAGGGGCAGCCCCCGTGGGCTATAATGCAGAAACGGGTGGGGCTATTGTGGCTCACACCATCATGCTCAAGGCCACTGATAAGTTTGGCAAGGAGCATAAGATGCGTGTACAGGTACTGGCTGACAAGGACACAAGTCAGGCTCACATAGAAGACATGATGGCTAGTGCGGCTGAGAAGTTCCTACAGGAAGTCAGGGAGAAATACGACAAGCGCCCTGCTACACCCGAGGAACGCAAGCATGCAGGTAAAGCCCTTGATGATTACCTGAAGCATCGTACAAGGCGCAGGGAAAGCACATCAGGAAAGATATACTTTTAAGGAATAGGAATATGACACAACAGGATTTAGTAATTACTACAGAAGATATACAGACCGTGTTGAGGTCTGACCCAAACATGGCACTACGAGTGCAGAACCAGGCACTAATGCGAAAGCTGGCGGAGACACAGGCAGAGGTGGACAGGCTTACGCAGGAGTTGGAACAGACACAGATGGAACTTCACGACATACAGAACGACTATGCGTCCGGACGGAGAGATAACTAGGTTCTGAAGGAGGCGTAACTATGCCAAAGGTAGGTAAGCGAAACTTTCCGTATACCAGCAAGGGTAAGACGGCAGCCAAGAGGTACGCAAAGGCTACCGGAAAGCCCATGACAAAGAAGAAGAAGAAGGGTGGCTACTAATGGCCGGTAAGGTACGACGGGTTCAGAAGCCACCTGTAAAGATTCAGAACGCAGAGAAACTGAAGGACCCAAAGTATGCCTTGGCCCTACATCTGGCCCGATCTCGACGTGAGCGTCGTGGTGGGCCACAAGCGAGGTAGATATGCCTGTTATCCAAGGGAGAACAAGGGAAGAACTACGACAGCATACAGGCTATGCTTTGGGGGCTGTGTATGTATCATCAGCCTCAACCAATGGAACAACCACTACCCTGGTGGACAATACTCTTGTTCATGGTGGTGCTGATAACCACATTGGTAAGTGGGTCCGCTTAACGTCTGGTGATGATGACGGAGCCATACGCCGTGTAACAGACTCGTCTGTATCGAGTAATGTTGCCACCCTCACGTTGATGCCTGCCCTATCGGCATCATCTACGTCTGGGGATACCTATGAGCTATGGCACTGGGATTATAACCCAACGGCTATTGATAACTTTATCAACCAATCTATCATTAGCGTTACCGGTAATGCCTATGATCCTATAGAGAACATATCTCTTCATGGTGATGGGCATCAGACACGGTTCGATATTCCCTCTAACATATCAATGATCTCTAGGGTGGATTACAGGCACAAGATAAACAGCACTCGCATTCATGCCTGTGCTTCCACCTTCGATGAGAAAACCGATGGTGACTTTACACAGTCTTTGGATACTCAGGACAGGAAACAGGGCACACAGGCTCTCAAGATGGTGATTGCATCCGGGGCATCGGCAGGTGACTTTGTCACTGACAGTATTACCAGTAAGGATTTATCCAAGTACGACACCATAGAGATGTGGGTTAAGAGTACAGTGGCTACAAGTGCAGGCAACCTCAAGCTGTTGCTTGATGACACGGCATCCTGTGGTAGCCCCCTGGAGACGCTAAGTATACCTGCCTTATCTGCTGACACATGGACGTTTGTCAGGATGTCTTTATCAAATCCTGAGACAGATACCGCTATCATCTCAGTGGGATTGGAATATGATTCAGACTTAGGTGCTTGCACCGTATGGATTGATGACATCTCGGCAGTACAGAATGATACGGCTGAGTGGACTACGTTAGACAGGCGTAACTGGCGCATTGATAAAGAGGCACGGGATCTTATCCTTGGTAGAGATGGTCACGATGCTGTGGGATACAGCCTGATTAAGATAGTGGGCGGTGATAAGCCAGCCCTTCTGTCTAGTGATACTACAGCTACTGAGGTGGATGAGAACTTCATCATAGCCAACACGGTTAACCTGGCCCTGATATCTACGTCAGGTGGTCCTTCTACAGACCCTGATGCTAAGAGGCAGCTTAGTGCCTACTGGGCAGCACAGGCAGAGAGAGCCAGAAGGGCATTACCCTTGCTAGTGAATGTGAGGCAAGTTGAGTAATGACATCCAAGGTTGTAGACACCAATGAGATTTCCCTGAATGGGGTCTATTACCCCATTACACGCCCCATTCGTAGCACACTGGCATCTATATACCCTGCCAAGGTAGTCATAGGGGATACATCTAAAGATGACCAGTTGAGATCGTCCATCGTGGCATGGTCAGACTGGCGTGGTGGCATAGGCATTAACCGCATGGAGGGGGCAGGGGATGTAAACCGGGCATGGTTCAGTACCTGTCAGCTTAGATACAAGAACCATTTAGTCTTAGCTAACCTCGCAACAGCAACTGACACACCATCACACAGCCTGGGACAGGCCACCATTGGATCTATTAACACCTTCAAGGGTGAGGTCTATGCTGCATGGAATGGTGGCTCTGGTGCTACGCCTCAGATATATAAGTATGCTAACGGTGGTGATAGCTGGGGATCAGCATTAACTACATCTGGTATAACAGATGCGGTTACAGACAGCGTGGTCTTTACCGATGCCGGGGGCACTTCATACCTGGTATTTGCTCATTATGATTCCGGTGATTCTGGCTATTCGTATTCCTCCGATGGTGATTCGTGGACTACTGATGCCCAGGATACCCAGTTTCTAACTGTCTGGGATGAAAGGCTATGGGGAATATCGTATGAGGGTGTTCTCTGGAGTGCTGCGAAGCTAGACGGTACTGAGCATCTTGATGCCGTGTTACCCCTGCCAGACGGCAGTGTAACAGCACTATTTGTTGCTCGTAATGCGATGGGTATTCCTATCATCTATGCCGCTACCACTGAGGGGTTGTTTGCGCACAACAGCGATAATGCCATGTGGGAGGCAACTCAATTCACTCTACCTGTCCACCCTGACAACGGCTCAGGTTCAACAAGATGGAGAGAGTCGGTATACATACCCAGTGGCAATGGTATCTATAAGTACATTAACGGTAGTAACTCTGCCGTTGTCACTGTAGTGGGACCAGACCGGGATGATGGGCTACCGTCTGACAAGCGTGGAGCGATTCGCTCTATGGCAGGTAGCCATAACGAGTTGTTGGTGGGTGTAGATGCACAGGTAGGGGCAGATGCTGTTGCCACAGATGCTATACCAAGGCAATGGCAAAGCCACATGGGCAGTCCTGTTATGGCAGATGACACAGGCTATAGCACCATATTGGGGTACAACGAACTGGGGTGGGAAACAAAGTGGATAGCCAGTGATACCGGGACAACCTTTGATGATATGCACGTTAGCTCTGCATACAACAAATACAGGTTATGGTGGGGAGCTAATGGCGTTGTTTACTTCATGGACTTACCCAAAGATATCATTAACCCCAGTGAGGTAGATGACTTTGCCTTCGCAACTACTGGAGTCCACGAGACCCCTTGGTTTAACGCCTCACAGTCAGAGGTAGATAAGCTGGCACTCAACCTACGGATTGAATGTCAGGATTTGTCATCCAATGAAACTGTCTTGGTGCAGTATGCCACAGACTACACGGAAAGCTACACGACAGCCGTGACGTTAAACACAACAACTATGGGGGCTGCCGCGGGAACATATACTTACACGTTTGGATCTAGTGTGGGTACATCGTTCCGTGCTATCAAGTTCAAGCTCACGTTGTCCAGGTCTACGGCTACGACAACAGGGCTGGAGAAGTTCAACAGTCCGGATGTTGTCAGCCTGACCCTGGAGTGGAGAAAGAAACTCCCTGCAAAGTGGGGGCATACGGTTGAGGTGGACTTAAACAGGCCGTACAAGGGTAAGGAATCGAAAGATTTACGGTCCAATTTAATTTCTGCAATCGAGAGTACAACACTGGTAGAGTTTACGTTCAGGGATGATAGTGGTGGGACTAGGAACTATTATGTAGATGTTACGGCGGCGGTAGGAATGGAATACACAGGTAGAGATGAAAGGGGCACAACGCAGATTTCTGTCGTTGAGCCGTAGGAGAAAGAAATGAGGCTTGACCAAGGCACTACTACAGTATCTTCAGCAGGCACAGCGGTGCAGGTTCTTAATGTAACTAACCGAGTTAAATATGCCAAGTTCAAGGCTCTGGGTGCTAACTCGGGCATGGCCTATGTGGGAGTCAGTGACGTTAGCTCCTCGTTGGGGTACGAACTGGACGCAGGGAACGAGATTGAACTGAACTTTGGTGAGTTTGGTGGTAGCGTACCTGCCAATATATTCTATGTTGATGCCGGAACCAACAGTGATAAGGTATGTTGGGTGATGATCTTAGAGGGATAGCATGACTACAAGGCCACAACAGATCACAGAAGCACCTCAAGGATGGCCCGGATCGCTGCCCGAGTATATTGCTTACATTACATTTGAGCAACTAGGCAAGGTGGCGGGAGATGACTTCACGTATCAGTCTTCCCGTATGGGAGGGCGCCTGGACAAGGGTGGAGTTGTGCTTGATTTTGTGTTCAGTAATCCCCCTGACTTGGCAGTAAATGTACAAGGTGTATACTATCACTATGAAACAGGCGTGAGTACACAGGCCAGAGACTTGTTTGCCCGTGCCCAGGTAGAGGGGGCAGGGATACGGTTGATCTTCATAGATGATGATGATTTATTCAGCGATCCACAATACTATTGTCGGGAAGCCCTAAACTACAGGGACCACTCTCGCATGGCAGGGGGGTAATATGGCTATTAACTTCAGAGGATACCTATTCGATGACGCAGGCAGTGCCATTCAAGGAGCTACGGTACAGCTTCTTGAGCAGGATGGTGACGAGGAAGCATCTACAACTACTGACTCTAATGGTCTTTGGTATTTTAATGAGGCTGATCAGGATACATATGACGTAAAGATTACACGGGGTAGTTCGATACGGTACATCCAGTGGGATGACCAGATATCCCTCAAGGAAATAGATGTCCGTAATGATTCAGCGGCAACCACTCCTGCGTTAACAGCCACAAACCTTACAAACAGCACGGCTAACCAGGTGGCTGTGTTTAGCGGAGCTAACTCCACGAAAGCGGACAATGATGAAGTTTATATGTCCTTTAAGTTGGCAGATTCTGCTGGTAACATTGATGAATTTGCCCGTATTACAGTGGTTGCCACGGATGTGACATCTGGCTCTGAAGATGGTCAGATAGAATTCGATGTGCTACAAGGTGGCAGCCTTATAAAGGCGTTCACTATTGCGTCTTCTACAGCAGGGGCACAATCTATAGACTTTAACCAAGACTCAATAACACTTGGTACTGGTACGGCAGCTACGGATATCACTTTGACCTTTGACGCTGAAAGTGCTGATGGTGTTATCACATGGATGGAAGATGAGGACTACTTCCAGTTCTCAGACGATATCCTTATGAGTACGACAGAGCGAATCAACCTACGTGATACTGCTATATACATATACTCTTCTACAGATGGACAGTTGGACTTAATAGCTGATACCGAAATACAGATAGCAGCTACTACTGTTGATCTTAATGGCAACCTAGATGTTTCGGGTACATATACTGGTGGTGGTCTTATGACTACTGGTGGCAGTATAGTTATACCAGACGCTGGTAATATAGGTGCTGCTAGTGACACAGATGCAATAGCCATTTCTTCTGGTGGTGTTGTTACGATGAACCAGATACCAGTCTTTAGTGCTGGCATCAATGTTTCTGGAGGGACTATAGCAGGCACACTGGCAACAGCAGCACAAACAGCAATCACTTCTGTTGGAACCCTAACGGCATTGCAGGTAGATTATCTTAACCTAAATGCCAGCACTCTCCAGATCACGGACAGTTCAGACACAGGTGATTTGATGTCCATTGCTGTGGCTACTCATGGCGCTACAACAATCACCACAACTG